TTATTTTGAGGAGAAAAGCCGGTGCAGGAGCATCGGCTTTTCTGTTTGTAACACGCTGAAGATCTTCAGGAGGGACGGATCCGCGGCGCAGCATCTGAAGATTGTGTTACAGTCCGCCACGGGCGGGGATGGCGGCTGACGCCGCAGAAAGGAAAGAAGGATGGTAATTCCCCCGGCAAGAACCCCCTGCGCGGCTATCGCCGGACTTGGCACAGGAAACAAACCAGAAAGAGAAGCCACAGCAGCTAGACCGGGCATAGATGCCAGCCGACCAAGGTCTCTGGCATATCCAAATTGTAACACAATTGAAATCCAGGAAGCCTGGCAGCGGCCGGGAAAACGTGTTACAATAATAAAAACAGGTATTAACTCAAGTGAATTGGGGGTACTCATGGGACACTATATGACGAAAGAGGAACGGATCATCCTGCAAACGCTGCTGGACGAGAAAAAGCCGGTCAGCTACATAGCTCAGAAGTTGGGATTCTCCCGGCAGACCATTTACAATGAGATCAAGCGCGGGGAATACCTGCATAACTATGGGTACTATGACAAACGCCGTTACTCCGCCCAACGGGGACAGGCAGCGCATGACTACAACCAGACCGCCAAGGGCAGGCCGCTGAAGATCGGCAGCGACCACGCTTTTGCCGCTTACATTGAACATAAGATCATTGTAGATCGTTTTTCTCCTGCGGCGGCTCTGGCCGCAGCCAAACGCTACCCTTTTCAAACGTCCATCTGTGTCAACACACTATACAGCTATATCGACAAAAAGGTATTCTACACGCTGGGCAATAAGCACTTATGGGAGAAATGGAAGAAACGCCCAAAAGCAGAAACACAGCAGCGGCGTGTAGTACATCCGAAGTTGCCCAGCATTGAGATCAGACCGGCACACATTAACCGGCGTGAGGAATACGGACATTGGGAAATGGATCTAATCGTCAGCGGTCAAAAAGGCCGGAGTGTGCTGCTGACCCTGACAGAGCGTCTGAGCCGTCAGGAGATCATCATAAAACTGCCGGATCGGAGAGCGGAGACCATCCGCAGAGCCATAGACCGGATGGAACGAAAAACGCCGGACTTCCGGCAGAAGTTCCGCAGCATTACCACCGATAACGGCAGCGAGTTCATGGAGTACAATCTTTTGCGCAAGAGCTGCCGGAGGAAAGGAGATCGTTTTGATATCTATTACTGTCATAGTTACAGCGCATGGGAAAAGGGCAGCGTAGAAAATCACAACCGCATGATCCGCCGATTCTTCCCCAAAGGCACCAATTTTGATGAAGTGTCCGCCACCGACATAAAGCGAGTGCAGGACTGGATGAACAATTACCCCCGAAGATCATTGAATTGGCAAACACCCAATCAGGCAGCAGCATAAAGCGAGGGTCCCGCGCGGGCAAGCCCTTGGCGCGGGACCCTCTGTAACACAATTCTCCCAGAGCTGCGCCGCGGATCAGATCCGCAGCAACTCCACCTTGTGTTACTTTCTCAGTTTTCGTTGACTTCTCCGCCACTTCCGGGACGGCTTCACAACACCCTCCATATTGGCCTGTTGTTCGTTCCGGCGCAGGGACAAAATTTCTTCTTCACTCATCATATCACCGGCCTTGAAGGATTTTTGCAAATTCCCCACACAAGCCAGCGTATTATAGGCGTTATAGTCCTTATCCGTGACAAACCAACAGCGCCGGGAGATCGGCGTCAGAAGCTGGCTATTTGTGGCGTTCTCCATCTCCCATGCATCATAGAGATTCTGACGCTGAAAACGCCACAGCTTATCACAATCCACCACATAGCTTGTTACCTGACGAAGCAGGGCATCCACATGACCAAAGCGCTGGGCGGTATAGTAAAGGCTGATATGGTAATGACGGCAGGTAAGCAGCGTATTAAGAAACAGCGGATCAATATTGCTTTTGAAGTTCCGGCTATTCATCTGGACGCTGAACTCATCACCCAGCACCAGCGTCACCGTCAATGTCTCATGCTCCCGGTCGTACTCGCCGTTCTTCTCGGCACAATGTACCACCTGCTGCAAGGACACAAAATCATCATACGGGATATCCAGCGCCACATTTGACAGCACCTTGACCCGCTGCTCTACCCACGTCTGACGCTCCCGGTCATAGACCATCATACCGTTATAGCGCTCATACATGGATACTACTTTATGGACAGCGGAAAGCGTCTTACCCTTGCCGAACAGGCCTACATAGGCCACCAATTCCCCGGTCTGGCACTCATTCCAGCGCTGGAACCGGATATAACGGATGAGATCGGACACACCATAGCGCGTCAGCTTCACCGGATGAAGCAAGACGCAGCGCAGTGTAGGAAAGTAGACCAGCACAAGGGCCGCTATGATCAGGATGATCAGCGTCATATCAGAACCTCCGCCAATTGACAATAGCCGACGCTACCGCGCCGATCAGCCGGAAAGCGCAGACCACCAGCACGATACCCACAAACACCGTCAGCAGATACGGGATCAGCTCCAGCATATTGGTAGGCGGCTCTACACCGGAACCGATGATATTAAAGAATTCAGCTACCGCAGCAGCCATTACAACACCCCCTTTATCATTTTCCAGATCACAAGACAAAAGCCTAAAATCAGGAACAGCAACAGAAAGCCCTCCGTCACGGTATATTCCTCAAAGGCCTTTGTCAGAAACTGTCCCGCCTCCGTTGATGTTTCATCTCCTGCTGCTGGCTCTTCCACAGTAGGATTATCCGTCACGGTGCCATCGTCCTGATAGATAATATTCCCGTTCTCGTCACGGACGGTGATCGGCTCCATGGGTGTCACAGGCTCATCCGCAGTATCATCAAGATCCTCAGCGGGCTTTAAGGCCCAATCCGGAACATCCGTTATGTCCTCGGCTAAAGGATCCTGTACGATCTGATCCGTGGCGTAGGCCGGAACAGATACCATGACCATCAGCGCCAACACGGCGGAAATAAGCGGAATATATTTCATTGGTCAAACACCCACTTTATCACAAGATAGATCACTGCACCGGCTACGATCAGCCATAGGATGATCTGCCAGAAAGAGAAAGTCAGACTGCCCAATGTAAATTCCATTTGCAGCATACTCAGCGTAGAGGACAGCACAGCACCCAGATCGTTCATCCGATCACCTTCTTTCTGATGATAAGGCCCAGCGCTAACACGATCAGGGCCGCTTCAATGATAGCCGACCATTCCGCCGGCAGAAATGGGAACAGAGTAGAACCCAGATTCAAAAAAGCGTCAAAGAATCCCTTGATAGAGGACACCGCATGATCCAGCAGGGAATCGATATTATCCAGACCATCCAGCAGATTCAGCAGGAAATGCAGCACACCCACGATCAGACCGTTGATGACGCTGACGATCATATTGGCCAGCGATATGACCGGCTTCAGCAATGCCGCCATAAAATCCCCCCTTGTAACACAGAATAGATCTGCTGCGAGATCTGGAGAGCGCCGCAGCTGCGCCAGATTGTGTTACGAAAACACCAGCTTCTTGCCTACCAGCGCCACAGCCATACAGACCACGGCAAAGGTCAATGCCACTTGCAGATCAGCCGGAAGAATTCCCCATAAGCCACCCAACCACGCCGGATACGCGCCGCCAAAATCGGTGATCTGTTCGGTATAGCTGTTAAACTTGGAAATGATATCATCCACACTGGTCAGGGCCTTATCAAAGGCATTGACCACAAAAGCCACTAAACTGCCCGCCAGCTTACCCAACCGTGCAAAGAGACGGGCGATCAGCTCCGCAATAGAAGATTTTTCATCCTCCGGCGCACCGTCGCCGGAATAATCGTTATAGGTATCTCCACAGCGGGAACAGGTATAGATATCATAGGCTGCTGATGTTTCCTCGCCGGTATCCGGATCAGTGACGGCAGTAATATGCCCTGTACACTTCCAGTCGTGACCCAACGGATCGACAATCTCCGAATAGCTGTCGCCGCACTGGGAACAGGTGGAGGCCATGAGGCCCGGCAGCGTGCAGGTGGCATCTGTGGTCATGTCCTGCTGGTAAGTGTGCTCACAGGCCGTGTCGCCGGATGTGTTTTGCAGCAGGTCAATGATCGTATCCATGCGGGTGATGATATCATTCAAAGGATTTGTATAATCCTTACTGTTAAGCACAACATCACCGGAAGCCGTGACCGTGATATCTTCCATTTTGGTATACAGCGTATCACGGAAGTTGATCAAGAAACGATTCAGCCAGAGGAAGAACTTACTATATTCCTCAAACTTTACCGTAATGTACTTGGATTCGCCAGACCATGACACCATCCAATAGCCGGAGGGGAAGTTGTCCAGATTTGCGACCTCATCCGCCGTATAGGTATGGACAACAAACGAGCGATTCAACGCAAGGTTGGAAACGGGGTCAAAGGGGTATTGATTTCCGTCCGTATCGACAGCGTACCAGGAGGAAGAGCCAGACGGCAGCACCAGCATTTGAATGGTCAGGGGCGTGACCGTAGCAGGATTAGCGCTCACCGTGACGGTGGGCGTATCAAAATCGCCAACCCCGCCAGAAGCAGTAGAAGAAGTTGTGATACGCCAGCAGGGGACGGCGGTAATCACAAAAGAAATAGAACAATCAGAAACGACGGTATAAGAATAACTGTTAGATGAAGAAGTATCTACACGAGTACCATCAACATAAATGAGACCAATAGAACCAGAAGAGGTACTAGAAAAAGTCACAACAGAGCCAACAGGCAGACGAAATTCACGAGGGTTGCTATAAAGATCAGCCGGAGAATAAGTAGCACCATCAATAGTTATCCGGTATGGAGACGCTGACGAGTGATTTGTAGAACTAGACAGGGAAACGACAAAACCACCGGGCGTATAGTTAAAATCAACAGCATAATCGTTATAGCCGTCTACCTCCACCGTGTAAGAAGAAGTCTTGACTTCGTCGCCATCGGTATAGGAAACGTCAATGGTATAGCTACCGAACTCCACGTTAACGGAATAAGGCTCACCGGCCATGGTATGCGTGTTACCGGCCAGCGTAACGACTGCCCCGGCAGGGGCCGTAACAGAGATGGAGGCGTAGCCATCTGTAATGGCAGGCATGGTCACCGTGCCGCCGTCAAGCTGCCATGTATCCGGGAAATAGGTGCCGTCATTGCGGCGGACGATGATATCATCACCAAAGCTATGGTCAACAACATAGCCGCTGATATTGGGAAAGCCGATTAGCTCCAACGTTCCAATGTCGGTAGCCTCCACGTTAATAGCGCCGCGATCTGATTCCGACCAGTCCAGAGAATCACCCTTGTTAATGACGATTTCAGCATCATTGTAATAGGACAAATCGAGGTCGGAGAACCTAGATTCAAAACTAGAAGCGAACGTGTCAAATCGGGAGTAAAATGATTGCAACGTAGTAAAAATAGAGGTACTGGAAACAAACATATCTTCCAAGTATGGAATGACACCCTTGTTAATGAGGTTATATGTATTTAAAGCAAATTGCGCGTTGAGCAAAGTATCCTCTAATTGTTCAATTTGAAACCGACAGACCCATGTCAGTTGATCGTAAAGGCTTTCAATAGAGTTAATGATATCAGAGTCATCAAAAGGAACCGATGGCGTAGAAGGAATGTTGATCGTAATATCAGGAGCGCTGGGAACTGGCGTAGACGATTCAGCCTTGGCACCCAAAAGATAACCATTCGTTGTACCTAAACCACAATATTTGTACGTTCCGCTACCTGATATTTGAACAGACGGAACGTAAGAAACACGGATAAAGTATGCCTGCATAGCTGTATTGAAAACAACGACACCGGCAGTACTCCAACGAGTAGACAGCTCAGAAAGATAGTCGTATGACACCCAAGAAACATATTCAACCGTTCCGGATGTAGGGTTATGATCCAATAAAGCTAGAGAATCTTCGTTTTTAAGCATGCTGACAAAAAGTTTAGGCAAAGATTGCTCTGGAAGCACCGCATACCCTTCATTTGCATAAGCAAAGCATACCAAAGTGGGAAGCATCACCACAACAAAAAGCAAAGCAATAATGTTCTTTTTCAT